GGTCCGGCCCCCCCGGAGAGAACGCTGTAAGGCGCTCCTCCGGTCACCATCACGGTGAGAGGACCCTCATATTCTGGCGCCCAAAATTACTTACATAATCTGAACGACACAGATGAGGAATCATCACCATTCTGGCTTATCCGCATAACGCGGCCGTATTCCGAACCTTGCTTAGCTTAGATGCTTTATTAAAAATGTTGGGCAAGTGTAGAGACCTGGATTGCTCCAGACCTCAGCTTGCTTAATAAATTAAAGAGAACATCGAGGTTGACCAAGGATTACGATAAGGGCTCCGTTAGGAGTTGACACCCTCACCGCACTTGCCTTGTATACTAGACTACCCAGGCCTGGAATCCTCCACTTATTGTTATGGGAAGAAAACCTAATACCAGGATACTGGGCACAAGCCTAGTGTTCCTCCTATCCCGACCGGGACAGGGTTCCTCGATTGCAAGAGGTATAACTCCTCTTGACTTATTTTGTCGTTGAGCGGAATGGACGTGAGAGCCGTTCCCATCGACGGATAAGCTTAAGACCCTCCCCCAACCGATTAAGGTTAGGGGTGGCCACAAGCCGTTCCATAGACGGTATTGCTCCGATCTTCTCCTCAATCTCTTGAAGAGCCGACCACAGCTCCGGAAGATGGTCAATAACTCCATCTCCAAGAGCTGTCACTCTGGCACGTAAAGTCTGAACCGCCTCCATAGCCTCCACGAATGGATCCTTGTAAACAACGTTATCAAGCAGCCAAAGAACGTCTTTCGGGACGCCCTTTAAACCAGGATGATAAGGAAATCTACCGAGATCCGACCCGTGAGGGATCAGGTGACCTTGCTTCTCGAAGTTATCGGGATCGAACGGCTCGCACAATCCTTTCACTATCCTATCGAGTCGAGATAAAACCTCTTTTACCTCTGGTCCTAGTAATAGCTCCTTAGCCTTCAACAGGGCCCCCTCAGTCACTTTGTAAGTAGACTGGAGAGACCGCATTGTCAGCCAAGGTAATACTCCTTGGAACAAGGTCATTGACGGCCCATGATACGCTACCAGGTAGTTTCTCAAGCGAACAGGCAAAGACCACAGACGCTTCGTCAGTGATCCCGTAGCCTTGTATCCGTAACCTAGGAACTTAGCGTAAGCTCCCAGGCCCATACTGTACTTCCGACATAATTCTAGCCCCGCAGACAAGTTCTTCCGCGAAACCAAAAGTTCTGCCAGAGATACAGCTGAAACGTCATTCCCTTTAAAGAATGTCCGTTTTGCGAATTCAAGGCACGTCCCGTCGCGTGAGACCAACGACTTGTGCGCTCCAATCTGGACCCCAAGGCCCGTCATGATCGCAACATAGGCATCAGCTACCTGTCCCCCCATTATCACAATGTCGTCGCCCAACACTGCGTAATGACGGTACCAGCTCCACCCCTCTTGATTACGAGTACATACTTTATACCAAGCCCACTGCACTATGCAGTGGTGAGTCAGGGCCAGCATGGCCCAAGACGAAAGCGCACCCATCGGTTGCCCGGTGGCATAG